GTAATCTTATTGCCAGATACGCCACCAAAAATGGAACCGCTAACCATTGCATTAAAGATGTACGATCCTGTGTCGATAAATTCTTCTTCTTCGTTGATGTCTGCTGCGAGTTGGGTGTAGTCATCACCGATTTCTTTTACTATTTCTTTTAAAAAATCCATTACACTGCTATTCCATGTTGTTCACGAAGTATTTTTTTATAAGGACCATCAGGATTCTCATCCATAACTTCCTTAACTAACTTCATTTTTTGATAGAGGTTATCTCTAAACTCTCTTTTACTAGGTTCCCAATGCTCACTACAAAGGGCATCGACAATTTCATCAAACTCTTCTTTGTTAATTGGCAATTCCATTACACATCCTCCTTTTTCTTTGTTACTCTCTTAACTACCTTCTTAACCGAATCAGATGGTACCAAAAAAGTAACTCCCAAACCTAGAAAAACTGATAGGAGTATTTTAGTTGATAATAATTGTAAAATGAAAATAATCAGAGCACTAACTCCAAAAATCTGCCATTTCTCTTTAACAAAAGTAATAACAGTTTCAATTGTTATTGTTGATTTCGTAGCCATCACAAATCCTCTAATAATTTACTGCGTACACAGATAGACCAATTATAACACTTTTCCATCTCCTTTGCAAACCACTTTGCACTTTTGTGTTCTTCAAACTCTTTATAATATTGAGTAGGTCCAAATACTTCTGGATCATATACAGACCATACTACAGTCCATGTGTTATTCATTCAAAAAAACTATCCAAAGTTACTTTACGTTCATCAGACCAACCAATGGAATTAAGTATTGCTTTTACGGGATCTAAGAATGCCTTATTGAATTGCATTTCATAATCTACAAATCTTACTAGATCAAGTTCCTTTGGAAAATCCTGAATGAAAGAGATAACATTCTCTCTCGTAGGATTAGGATTCTTCAAATAGCAAAACTTAATCTTTTCACCGTTTTGTATGTATGCATACTTCTTATCAAGTTTTCTTTCCTTGACATAATGATTGAAAAGTAATGCACCTCTTACATGCATCGGTGTACCCTTTGCATATATTGTATTAGTACCTTTATACTTTACCACATTAGAAACTGACCGTGGGAAAGATATTTCTTCTGGTGGAAGAGATCTAAATTCTGTTCTACAATTATCAATATAATCTATCATCTCATCCTCAGTACCACTCATAATGACCTTCAGACCGTCTTTAATCATTTGCCTACAAGGTGCAGGGGTTGATGACTTGACTGCTTCTAGACCCATTATCTTGAGTTTGGGATCATTATAACGAACACCTTCACTATCCCATACATTCAAGATGTATCTTTTCTTAGCAGTCCAAATACCACGATCAGCAATGTTCTCTCTCTTCATGAACATCTTCTGATCATAAGCATTCACGTAGTCGGCCAACGCTTGATAAGAATTAGAAATATATTTTTCAAATTCCACTTCACACACCTTATCAAGGAAATCAACGATCTCCACATTAGTCGCCTCTCTCCCCTTGAATATAGCGTCAACAAAAGGCCCCATATTAAGATAAATGGAATCAGTATCTGAAGCAATAACATAATCAACCTCCTCTGTTTTTAAAATATTATTCAGTTTCTTATTCATTTTATTTTCTATCCAACGAATAGAAACTTGTCCACTCAGGGTAATGGCTTCAGCGTTAGCCAATTTAAAGTATCGAAAGTACTGATTGCCAATAGCACCATAAGCACTGTTAAGAGATATCTTCTTCGCCATCTGGATGTTATTACATCTTGCGATTTCTTTTGTGAGTGCTTTACTTGGTTCCTTTTCATAGTCCTTCTTTGCCTGAATCATTTTCTTTTTGAAGATGACCCTTTCATTATACATTTTCTCCATGAGTTCTGGTAAGAACCCACGGACATCTCTTCTATACTGTGCTCCATTTGCACACACAGCATACTCACCTTCAATTACCTCTTGCTCTTCGAGGAGTCTATCAACTGTAACGGATGGATGCCGTGATTCACAGAGGGTCTCTGGCGAAATATTGTACTGCATAATGAGATGAGGATACAGGCTATTGAGGTCAAAATTAACAACCCAATCATAGCGTCCTGGTTTCGGTTCCTTGACATAAGCTCCTGCGTACTGTGTATTTTTATCTGTTCTTACCTTTGGTGGAATAACAATATTCTTTCTCTTGAGGTAATTATATATTATAGCATCCCAAGTACGAACTTGGAAGAATACATCATTATAGTTTACTTTTGCATCATATGCCATAGTAAGACAAAGTTCAATCAACTTCATCTTGTCCTCAAGTTGATCTACAAGTTCAACGTCCTTGATGTTGTATTCAATAAACTTCTGCCAATTTCCTGTATAGAAATCTCGGAAGGTATCAAACTCAGAGTGATCTAATTTCTTTTGGCCAAGTTCAACAAAAGCAATATGATCCAACCTGTAAGACTCTTGTGCCTTATAAGTAAACTTTCTGTATAGATCAAGATAATCGATTACAGATATACCAGCCATCTCACAAGCAATCTGCTTACGACCATGTAATACAAGATCTCTCTTACGAACATATCCCCAAGGAGAAAGTTTACGAACAACCTTCTCACCCATCAATCTTTCAATACGTCCAACAATATAAGGTATATCATATAACTCACAGTTCCATCCAGTCACAACTTCTGGTGGATTAGATTGCCAATACTCTAGGAATCTATCAATCAGATTATACTCATCTCTACATTGAACATACTTTACATCCTTACGAGTATTATTAAATGGTCTTGATGCAAAACATATAATCTGTTTTGTTGTATAATCCTGCAATGTAATTGCAAGTAATTCTTCCGCACAATTAAAGACATCAGGGAAACCACTCTCTGCAGCAACCTCAATGTCAATCGTGACTAAATTAATTTTACTTATATCAAACTTAATCTCATCCTCTGGATACTTCTCAGAAATATACTGACAAATATAACGATCATTCCCATATACATTAAACCCTTCTACACCAGAATACTTCTCATTGAATTCCTTACAATCAGATATTTTACCTGGTTTAATAGGTTCTACACTCTGACCATCTAAAGTTTTATACTTTGATTTTTTCTTAGAAGGAACATAAAAAGTGGGATGAAATGTTTCCTTCGTAGTAAAATGGCGGCCATTCTCATATCCACGGACAAGAATTTCATTAAATCTTTGATGGACATTTGTGTAGAATCTCATTGAATAATGTTCACGTAATCATCAAGTATTTTTTGGTTGGGATCAACCAGTGTCAAAATTTTATCTGAACTTATAAACATTTCTGCATTATCAGTCAGACTAGACATCCACTTAGTAAGTTTACCATCCTTGTCAATAACACAAGGTCTAATTAACTTACAATCAGGTTGACCAATATCTGCTAGTACTTCATCAATCTGAGAAATCAACCTCAGATTATTCGTTAAGTACAGTACCTGAACTGGAAGTTCCTTCTCCTCCGCTTCCTGCTCCGCTGGCTCCAACATCTGATCCGTCGGTAGATCCGTCTGAAGCATCAGTTCGTCTTCCATTCATTCTCTCCGTATAAGATTTAGTAATGCTATCTAGTGGATCAGTAATACAAACTACCCAATCCTTGTTCACAATTATATCAGTATCTTTTGATAAAGACATCCACTTGTAATATAAAACTTCATGTCTGGGTGTACCCTCTTCTTCAAGTAATACTTGAGAAGTTTTAACTTTTACACAATGTGGATCTTTAAAAACATAAGATACCAATTCATCGTTAGTAGAATCACGAAGTTCCTTGATGTCGGCAATTACTTCCTCACCAGATTTTAATAATGCGAGTTGTACGCTCATGGTTTTTATTTTCCTTTATGTATTATATCACCAATTACCCAAGACTGCAACCCATGAACAGATATTCTTGTTTGAACATCATTTGCTACATTATAAGGAACCACTAAACAGTATCCAATACCAAGATTAAATACCTTCTTCATTTCCTCTTCTGGGATCTCACCAGCAAGCATAATCTTACTAAAGATTTCTGGCATCTTCCAAGAATCATAATTAACTCTTGCTTCACATCCATCGGGAAGACACCGTGGAAGATTTTCTGGAATACCACCACCAGTAATATGTGCCATTCCTAGAATAGGAAACTCTCTTTTTAAATCTGCAACCACCTGAGAATAGATTGTTGTAGGAGTAAGTAACTCAGGAGTATCATCCCAATATATCTTTTGTCTCCATAGCATATCATTTACAAGAGTATATCCATTACTATGAAGACCACTACTTTCTATACCAATAACAACATCACTCTCACGAATTAAACTACCATCTATTATTTCTGACTTATCTACAATACCAGTACAAAATCCTGCAAGATCATATTCTCTTTGTCTAAAGTGTTCAGCAGTTTCTCCTCCCAAAAGATCCATTCCTGCTAGTTCACATCCTTTCAGAATACCCACCATAATGTCAGCAACATTCTCATCTATCTTCTGAGTAGAAACATAATCTAAGAAATATAAAGGATTAGCACCACATGTAATTACATCATTAACACACATTGCAACTAGATCTTGGCCTATAGTTGTATAGTCATTAGCAAGTCTTGCAATGTTAATTTTAGTTCCTACACCATCAGCACCAGACACTAAAATAGGTTCCTCATAACCATGAGGAACCTGTATCATTCCACCA